TTTGCTTCAGTAATAATTTCCTTCCAAGGTCTCATTTTACTTAGATACTTTTTTCCTACTGATATTTATGTTTTTCTTCATTGTTGGTTTTATTTCAACATCAGTATAAGAACTTACTGGTTGTCCTGGTGTCGTCTTTTGTGTATGCGCTCTGTATTCGCAAGTTCCAACCTCGTAAACTTCACGAACATCTTTCAACCAACTTTTAAACATCACACCTTCTTTCGTTACACAAATTAAATGATTTGCTCCTCTACGAAGAATTCTTCCAACCAATCCACTATTTAAGTTTTCCACTAAAGCACCAACATCAAATAATCCATTTTTTTTATAGTTCCATCTCATTCCATCATAATCCATTTCTGGTGCAATCTTCCAGATTTCAGTGTCTTCACTTACTTTCATTGAACGAGCAACAGTATTAAACATTTCCTGTTTCTCTGCAGTATCCATATTTAAGGGAAGACCAGTAGCAAATCTTTCATAATCTCCCGTTGCTGCTGCTGTTCTCATCATCGCAGAAGAACCAGGACTTTCAACATCACTATCGGGGTCTTTTACACCAGATGGAACTACCTCAATATTATTAAACTGATATTGCTGTCCGTCTCCTTTATGAACTAAACTTTGGAATTCACCAAGTCTATCTTGTCCAGTTACAATAACAACATCAGTATATCCATCTTCATATACAGAACCCAAAACATCAAAGATAGTTCTTGCATCATCACTATCTACAATATAATCCGCATATTCTGGGAACATCGATTGCATATAGGAAATCTTTAGTCCTGGATTGAGTGGATTTGCTGCTCCATCTTCAATACGACTTGGATAAACTCTAAATTCAAATTTTCTTCTATTTGCCTGCGTATATCCTGCCTTCAGTAATGCCCCGTGATTTTTGGATGGTGGATTAAATCTACCAATCACAATCGCAACACCATTAACTTGCTCTACTTCTGGTTGCTGTTGTTGCGCTGCTTGTTGTGGTGCTGCTTGTTGCTGTTGTGCTGTTGCTTGTTTCTTCACTCTTTGTTGCTGTTGAGCATCAGCACCACCTTGACCAAAATATTTTAACTTTCCACCTACAGTTTTTGCTACAAGATTTCCCTGACTATCATACCAATCACCATGACCGTCACCTTTAAGTCCGCGGTTCTTTGCTTCAGTAGACGCAAGTGTTTCTACTGCCTCTTTAATAAATCTAGCAAAACTTTTCATTTATATGGTATTTTTAGTTATTTATCCACTAGAAACTGTCACGAAGTAATCTCAAATCATTAGCATCATCTAGTGAAAAATTACTTCTCGCAACACCTTCACTTTTTAATGTCAACGTTGGTCTGAATGTTTTATTACTACTACTCGTTTTCCCTCTAACAATTAAACTAGCAGATGATGGAGCAAATCTCGGAATATCAATTGGAAGTTTCGAATTCAAACCCATTTTATCACTACCAAGAATATAAAATCCCTCATTTTTTATCTGTATATAATAGATACCCTTACTATTATAATAAGATATAATTTTAGAAACAATGTCTGGTCCAGATGCGAGTGTTGTTTGTGGAAATGGATTTGAACTTCCAGTTTTTTCAATTAAAAGTTTTTCGTAATATAAAACTTTAGAAAGATTACTATTATTAATAATATTTTGCAAATCAACAGCAGTTAATTTATCATTTGGCAATCCCCAAGATTGCTGTATCTTTCTATCTACGTCATATTGTGAATAAAGATAATTATATAAACTAACTATTGATTGTGGTTCTGTTCCATCAAATTTTGCTACCCAAGAAGTTCCATTAAATGTAATTGCTTTTTGCCCAAAGTCAGCCTGTGTGGTCGTTTTTGCTTCAACTAAAAGAGTTTGTCCTGGATTATTGACAGAAGGTATCGTCAAATCTGGACCACTCCCAAATCCAGCATTTTTTGGAATATTTTTAAAAACTGATTTTAATTTATTTCTAAGAGTAACTTCATATTGTTTTCCTGCTAGTGCTGGATTAGACATATAAAAAATCCCCTCTTTCTTGTATTTAGAAAGAGGGGATTGTATTTATTCTTCTACTTGTTCTCCAATCTTTTCATCAAGAAGACCAATCACTTCTCGAATTTTATTAATCCTTTCTGTTGGAAATTCATAACTGTATCCTTTTTGTGCATCAAAAAGAACTTGTCTAATTGTTGCTGCAGAAATCAAATCAATTTTAATAGATACTGTTTTTTCTTTAGTCATAGTGCCTCCAATTTTTGCTTCACAGATTCTGGGGTTGCTTTTACACGATACTTAACTTCATCTCTTTTGGAAAGTTCTGTAAGAATTTCAGCAGTAATATCCCAGAGTTCAGATGAGTGTCGGTGATTGTAAGGCCAAGGTGTTTCAGTCATCAGATATCTCCAACTTCACGATTTTCACTATAATAAACATCGAAGAAACCATCGGGATAACGTTTCATCAATTTATCAATATTAGTTTGAATCACTTCGTCAAAAGAAACATCAAGAGCAATACAAGCCTGAGCAACATACCACATAGTATCTCCAAGTTCCTTAATCAGGTGAGTGCGAGTTTCATCATTCCAAGATTTACCTTGAAATACCATCTTTTTCACAATCTCCATAAACTCACCACCCTCAGCATTAATACCAACAGCAGCAGTCAGAAGACGTTCAATATTAGCACCCTTTTCATCCAACTGAACCATACGGTCAGATAGAGCAAGAAAATCTTTGGATGCATCAGAAGTTACAGCATCTACAAAGTTTTGATATTTACCAAAGTCAATTCGTTGTGTCATATTGTTAAAATTTAAATCCTGAGAATTTGTCTGTGTTTTTAGATTCTTCATAAGTATACTCTTCTTCTTGTCCTGCGTCAAGTATATCTTTTTGAGCACTTTGTTCCACATCATAAAGACGCATTTTTGCTCTATCAATACCAACTACAAATCTTTTATTCATTGTTGGATCATTATACCTGTTCTTTAATTGTTTTACCATAATCTGCCCAAGTTGTTCCAACTCTTCTGTGCTAATAAGGGCAAACATAAGATCAGCAGTAGCAGGGAGACCAAAGGATTCAGAAGTATCAGTAAGGTCAGGGTCAGAACTAGAAAAACCACTACGAGTAGTCTGGGTAGCCGAAACAATTGGAACATTCGATTCAACTGCAAGTCCACGAAGTTCTTCTGCAATTGCTTTAACATATGAGTAAGAATTAACTGAAAAATTACTCTTATACCTTGAGGACCCACAAATATTAAGGTAATCAATGAAAATAATATCAGGTTTAAATGATTTCTTAAGAGAGAGTTCATTTAGAAGTGCTCTGAAATGTCCTGCGTGTGCGGAAGCAGTTGGGTACTCTTTAATAATTAAAGTTCCTTGTGTCTTCTTCGCAATATTATTTACTTTTGTATCAAACATTGATTTTGGTAATGTTTCGATATCTTTGATATTTACATTTAGGAGATTTGCGTCAATTCGTTCAGCAATTTTCTCTTCTGCCATTTCAAGCGTAATGTACAATACGTTCCGTCCTTGGAGCAAGACGGAGCTAGCCATATGGCACATGAATAAAGATTTGCCGACACCCGTACCAGCAAGTGCGATATTAAGAGTTTTGTTAGGGAGACCCCCTTTGGTAATTTTGTTAAAATATTCCAAATCAAATGGGATTTTGTCTTCTTTTCTGTGATAAGAGTCATATCGTTCTTGGTAATCTTTTAGGTAATCGTGTCCAATGTGGCTATCAAATCCAATGGCAAGTGCTTCTTGCAAAATTGCTGGAATGGAATCTCTTGACTTCTTTTCGTCTTGTCCGTCAGCAATTTTAATGCTTTCCATAAGAGCAAGATAAATTGCTCGATCTTTACACCATTTTTCAGTAGTATCAACTAACCATTGTTTATCTGCTGGTGCATCATCAAGTTTAGAAATATACTCACAAATAATTTTATAAGTATCCTCTGTAATATCTGTTCTTTTTTCTGTTTCAATCAAAAGAACTTCTTTTGTTGCTAGTTGCTCATAAGCAACAATAAATTTACAAATCTCCTCGAAAACTACCTTCTCGTGAAGATTCTCGAAATATTCATTTTTAATAAAAGGCAATACCTTTCTACAATAATCATTATTAAATAAGAGACTTCTAAGAATTGTAGTTTCGACTTTTTCCATTACTCCTCTAACTATGGATTTCTTTTGTGGTGTGGAGCATCAAATACAAAAGTAATTCTAATCTCATCACCAATATTTTCAGCACTATGGGGAAGTTTATTATTAAACCAGAAAAAAGTTCCAGGTTCAACAATCGTAGTTTCATCCCCAACAGTATACTTGTATTTTCCCTGAATGGAAAGATGGTATCTATCTTTTGTAAGATAATAAGTTCCCTCATCAATATGAGTTCCAACAATTTCACCAACAGGCAAAGCAAGAAAAGCACAACGACGTATTTTCTTAAAATATGTCTTTAAAAATTTAAGAACTTCTGTGTGCTTTTCATATGCAGGTGTTTGAATACAAATTTCAGTATCACCAACATACTGACCTTCTTTTTCTATTCCTCCCATTATCAATTGAAGAACATCGACTGTAACAGTATATTTTGTTGGGTCAAGTTGTTCTATTTTTTTATCTTTAATGTTTTTTTGTGAACCCCAATCTTCTGGATATTGTTTTATTTGTTCTAATATTTTAGATACATCAATTCCAGTTTTTATAACTCGAATATTTTTCATTACCCATAAGAAAATTCCTTTTTTGCTGCCTCGTCAAGTGCTTGCATTACTTCTGGGGTGAAATATTTTTCTGGATTTTCATTAATAGTTTTTCCAAATTGAGTCGTACCATCTCCAATATCATAACGAGTTCCCACCTTTTTAAAGATTTCGTATTTCTCAGCAAGATCAAGAAGACCATAATACTTATCAAGACCACGTTCATCATAGTACAAACGCACCTCCACCTCTTTATTTTCTTTACTCAAACGAGACTTTTGTGTCTTGCATTTGATGATATTTCCAACAACCTCTGTTCCATCCTTTTCTTTCTTTTTGGAAAGGTAAATGATTGAAGATGCCGCATATTTAAGTCCACTTCCACCACTCATTTCTTTCATAGGAACATAAGAACCCACAACATCATAAGTGTGATTTGTAACAATCATAGGAATCTTTGCTTGTCCTAGTTTAAGAGTAAGCATTCGGAATGCACCTTTTACAAGTTGGGATTTAGTCATATCTCTAACTTGTTTATCATTTAATGCATCTTCAATTTCTTTTTCAGTAGAAAGCATTCCCAGAGAATCCAAAACAAACATACAAGGTTTGCGTTCTCCTTCTTTCTTCTTCAGATACAAATCAACTGCCTTCAATGCTTTGCTTCTAAACTCTTCAATTGTGACTACATTGACGACTACGATTCGGTTAATATCAAGACCACGACCCTGAAGTAAAGATTTACTTACAGCAGCTTCAGTATCAAAGTAGAGACAATAACCATCGGGATGAGTATCAAGAAAGTTCTTAACCACGGCGAGAGAGAAAAAAGTCTTTCCAGTAGAAGACTCTCCAGCAATAGCAGTAATTTTATTCCCAGATACACCACCAAATACACTACCTGAAACCAGTGCATTAAAAATGTATGAACCCGTATCAACATAAGTCTCTGTCTCGTCAATGTCCGATGCTAGTTGTGTGTATTCTCCACCGATTTCTTTTACAATATCTTTTAAAAAGTCCATTAGTTAAAAAATGATTCTAAGTTTACAGTTTTTTCTACTCTCCAATTAATTGCATCAAGAATAACTTTCATCGGTTCCAAAAATGCTTTACTGAATTGTAGGTCATAATCAATGTATTTGTCTAGTCCAAATTCTTTTGGAAATTCTTGAATATAAGAAATTACGTTTTCGTGAATTGGATTTGGAAGTTTCAAATAACAAAATTTAATCTTCTCACCATTTTGAATTTTTGCATACTTCTTATCTAACTTCTTTTCTTTAATTAGATGATTATAAAGAAGTGCCCCTCTTGCATGAATTGGAGTTCCTTTACTATAAAGAGTTGATGAAGATTTATGTTTATCTACGTCATTAATTGAACGTGGAAATGAAATTTCTTCTGGAGGAAGTTTATTAAATGCTTTACGGAAATTATCTATAAAAGAAATCATTTCGTCTTCTGTTTTAGTCATCACAATTTTAAGAGCATCCTTAATCTTTTGACGACAAGGAGCAGGAGTAGAAGATTTGACTGCTTCCAGTCCCATAATCTTTAATTTAGGTTCATCATAACGAACACCTTCACTATCCCAAACATTAAGAATATATCGTTTCTTGGCAGTCCAGATTCCACGGTCGGCAATATTTTCCCGTTTCATTTGCATCTTTTGGTCGTATGCATTCACATAGTCCGCCAGTTCTTGGTAAGAACTCTCAATATATTTTTCAAATTCCATCGAACAGACCTTATCAAGGAACCCAACAACTTCCTCAGTAGTTTTTTCTCTTCCTTTGTATACAGTCTCGACAAAAGGACCCATATTAAGATAGATGGAATCAGTATCTGAAGCAATAACATAGTCAACATCATTTGTTTTAAGAATTTTATTTAAATAAGAATTCATTTTACTTTCAATCCAACGAATGGAAACTTGTCCTGACATTGTGATTGCTTCGGCATTTGCTAGTTTATAATACCTAAAATATTGATTTCCAATAGCACCATAAGCACTATTAAGAGAAATCTTTTTTGCCATTTGGATATTATTGCATCTTGCAATTTCTTTTTCTAATTCTTTTGTCTTAGTCTTTTCATATTGCTGTTTCGCAACCAACATCTTTTTCTTAAAGATTACACGGTCGTTATACATTTTCTCCATTAGTTCTGGAAGAAAACCACGAACGTCTTTACGATACATTGCACCATTCGGGCATATCGCATAATCTTTATAATCACCAAATTCAACTTTTCGAGTCAATATCCTTTCAACAGTTGCGCTGGGATGTCTTTCTTCCAAGAGTGTTTCTGGAGAAATGTTGTATTGCATAATGAGGTGAGGGTAAAGAGAGTTAAGGTCAAAAGATACAACCCAATCATACTTCCCAGGAATCGGTTCCTTAACATATGCCCCCGCAAATTTATCACTTTTTTCTGAACGGTCTTTAGGAGGAATAACAATATTCCTCTTCTTCAAATAGTTATAAATGATTGCGTCCCAAGTTCTTACTTGAAAAAACACATCGTTAAAATTAACCTTAGCATCATATGCCATCGTAAAACATAGTTCGATAAGTTTCATCTTATCTTCCAATTGGTCTACAAGTTCCACATCTCGAATATTATAATCAATAAACTTTTGCCAATCTTTTGTGTAAAAATCTTTAAAAGTCTCGAATTCAGAGTGGTCCAATTTCTTTTGACCTAGTTCCACATTTGCAATATGGTCTAGACGATAAGATTCTTGTGCCTTATAAGTAAACTTTTTATAAAGGTCGAGATAATCAATAATTGAAATTCCAGAAACCTCATAAGAGATTTGCTCTCTTCCTTTAATTACAAGTTCTCGTCTACGAATATTTCCCCAAGGAGAAAGACGACGTGCTTCTTTTTCACCGAGAATTCTATCAATTCTTCCAGCAATATAAGGAATATCATACAACTCACAGTTCCAACCTGTAATTACATCAGGAGTTTCTTTTTCCCAAAATGCGAGAAAGTGTTGAATTAAATCAATTTCATCTCTACACTCAACGTACACAACATCCTTACGAGTATTCACATAAGGACGAGAAGCAAAACAAATAATGTTTTTTGTTGCGTAGTTTTGTAGTGTGATTGCTAAAAGTTCTTCCGCACAATCAAATACATTTGGAAATCCGTTTTCAGATGCAACCTCAATGTCAATTGTTAAAAGACGAATTTTTTTAATATCAAACTTAATTTCATCTTCTGGATAGGTTTCAGAAATATATTGTGCTTTGTAATTATCATTACCATAAACAGTAAATCCTTCTACATTCTCATACTTCTTTAAAAATTCCTTACAATCAGAAATCTTTCCAGGTTGAATTGGTTCAACACTCAACCCATCAAGAGTTTTATATTTACTTTGTTTTTTAGAAGTGACATAAAGAGTTGGTTGAAACTCTTCTTCTGTTTGAAAATACCTACCATCTTCATATCCACGAACCAACATTTTATTAAATTTTTCATAGACGTTGGTATAAAATCTCATTTTACAAGTTCAGTGTATTCATCAAGTAATTTTCCATTTGGTTCAACAAGAGTTAAAATCTTGTCAGAACTCATCATAATCTCTTCATCATTTGTAATTCCTTTCAACCAAGGAGAAAGATTTCCATCATCAGAAATCAAATATGGTTTTACTAGTTTACAATTTGGTTCTCCAAAATCAACCAATACTTCTTCAATTTCAGTTATTAAATTCAACTGATTCATTAATACTAGAACCTGAATCGTTCTTTGTACTTCTTCCTCTTCCATTCATTCTCTCCTCATAAGATTTTTTTAAAGTTGCTGCTGGTTCTACAATTGTAACCACCCAGTCTGGATTGATTGCAATATCAGTATCATCAGACAAAGGCATCCAAGGATATACTGAAATATTGTATGCTCTATTTTCTGTTTGTTCTGATTCTTCCATCAAAACTTGTGGTTGAGTCAGTTTAACAACGTAGGGATTAGAAAAGATAAAAGAAACAATCCTATTTGTTTCTTCTGAAATTGCTTCTCTAATATCTGCAATTACATCTTCACCAGATTTTAATAATGCGAGTTTTACTGCCATTTTAGTCACATACCTATTGTAATTTTACCAAAAAAATGGGGGAGCGTCAACTGGATTTTGCCAGTTGCTCCCCTGCGGCGACGATATTCAATTATATTTAGTCCCCACCAGAGTCACCACTTGCTCCACCAGAACCAGTATCAGTTCCTTTAGAACACACTCTTTTCTTTATTCTTTTATAAAAGACTGTATTCCCATAACATTTTTCTTTTGGGTGATATGGTTGAGTTCCAAAATCACCCTTCACTTCCTGAATTATTTTCATGAACTCTTGATACGATTTCATATACCTTCTTCTTCTGATGCTCTGGAATAACTCTATTTAGTTTAATGGTAAGTAATCCATCAACATAAGATATATCTCCAACAACCACATCATCAGATAAAGTCCAGGTACGAGTAAATGCTCTCTTTGCTAATCCCTGATGTAGATATTCATCATCAACATCACCAGTTTTCTTTGCTTCTACAAAGAGTTTATTCCATTCTGTAGTAACTTCAATATCTTCTCGTTTATATCCAGCAAGTGCGATTTCTAATCTAAAATCAACACTACTTTCTTTGACTAGATTGTATGGTGGATAGTTAGTATGCGTCTCAAACGCAGTATCAAACCTTTTAAACCACTCATCCATTCCAATACTATTTTTTTGAATTTCTAATAGATACTTAGCAGTTTCTGGTACTGAATAAGTAATTGAACTTGCTCCTGTTCCAAACATAATAGACCTCCTAAAGCGTCTGTAAGTTAATAATGTCCCCGAAGGCAACATCATTATTATATATTCATAACATAAAAAAAGGGGAGTGATGTTCTCCCCACTTTTTTATTCGGTTTCCTCTTCAGTGCGTTTTTTCTTAGCACCAATATTATACTTAGTCTCTAAAACCCAATCTCCCTTATCCTTATAAGCAAGAACTTTGATTTGATTTAAAGGGGCAATATCAGTAATCTTTTCTGGTTTGACAATTGTAATCAATCCCCAATCAGCAAGAAGTTGAATAATACGATTACGACGTTGTACATCATTTACCGTAAGATTTGCGTGTTTGCCATCAAGAGCAAACAATTCCTTAAAGTGTACGAGATAATATTTACCTTGCTTGTGAAGAATATGACAAGATTGGTAAATCTTTTTTTCTTTGCGTGATGCGACCCCAATACGAGTGAGTGTTTCACGAACCTTCAAGAAATCATCAGGTTCATTCAAAATCACTTCGACCATTTGGTCTGGTGTCCAAATCACAATAGGTTCATTAACAACACTCATTTTGTTCCTCCAGTTTCAAGTTTTGATTTTATAAAATCGAGTTGTTCTTTTGTTAGAATATTCAAAGTTTGTTTTGCTTTCTCATTACTATAACCATAGTAAGATTTAACTACTTCAAGATCTTTGATTTTTTCTTGTTTTAACCAAGGAGAGAATCTCTTCTTTTTCCTGATAATATTTATAAAAAAATCATATTGAAGTTTTTTATCCAATGAGGAGAACTTATTCATCTCATTTGCATACATCAAACAATCAATATGTCCCGATAAACATCTATTAATAATGTAAGGAGAATATTCCTTTATGGAAGAAGAGTCTTCATCCATAATATTCTTTTTAGTTTGATTGATTGAATTCAACCAATCCTTCAATTCAATCTTCATTCTTATAAGTTGTTGGATGAAAATTACAATACTCATTAAACACAATCTTACATTCTTTGTGTGTAAGATTACAATACTGTGCTGCTTTTGGAAGGTTCCACTTAGCAGCAAAAAGCATTTCCATTGCTTCTCTTGTTTCAGGTTTCATTTAAAACTACACTCCAAGATAATCAACTATAAATTTTTCATAATCTCTTTTTAATTCAGTTAATGATATTCCAGTTTTATCTGGAAGATTTTCAACAGGAATCATCCAAACTTTATCATCCACAATACTAATAAAGGTCATATAATCTACTATTTGCTTATAATGAATTTTATCTCTATGATTAGTAACAAGATGAAAAGTCATTTTATTAGTTTGTGATGTTGATTTTACTTGTACTCTATCCCACAATTTACCATCTTTGGAGACCAAAAAATCAAATCCCCAAATATCTTCAACTGGTTTAGAAACTTGATATCCCTTAACCATCATTAAATTTTTAAATTTATCTTCACATAGTCTACCAAGACCCTTCCTCAAAGTTGCAATTTTAATATCTTCGGAATTAAATAAACAATTTTGAAGAACTTGATTTGTACCAATTAATTCTTGATATTTAATTTTGGCTTGTTTAATTGCTTCTTCTTTATATGAAGTGTTCAAAGATTTAAGAACTCTTTGTTTCCATCCAGGTTTTTTAAGAATTTTAATATACCAATGCGGTTGCCCATATCTTTTAAAAATACAAGCATCTGGGTCATCATTAAAACGTTCTTCATCTTGAAATACAATTTTCATTTGAAAGAACACTCACACATAATTTCAGTTAATGCTGCTAAGAGGTTAATTTCTTGGTCAGCCACGAACGCACATTGGTATTGGTACTTAGCAACAATAAGAACGGCAGCAGGGATAGATTGGGGTGAAAGGCAATCATAACAGGCGTCATAAACCCTGCGAAGAACGACACCAGGGTCGTTATCCAAGTTGGAGACCACCCACTTTCGGACTTCAGAAAAGTTTTTACTTTTGAGATGAGTAATAAGGTCATTTACAGCAACATCAGAAAAAGACGCAAGAATACCACTATCTATTTCACCACTAACAGAGTACCTTTGGCACTCATTTAGAACTCTCCTCCAATCAGGAAAGTGCTTATTGATTAATTCCGCAAGGACTTTTGGATCATATTTAATACTTTCTTCATCCAAGATTTTTTGAAGACGCTTGAAGAAGGATCCTGCCAACTGGGCTTTTTCTTTTCCTTTGATACTGAACTCAACAACTGCACATCTGGAATGGAGAGGTTCGATGATTTTGTTTTTATAGTTGCAGGTGAAAATGAATCTACAGTTGTTATAAAACGTCTCAATATTAGCCCGTAGAAGGAGTTGTACGTCGTTTCCTGTGTTATCTGCTTCATCAATAATGATGACTTTATGTTTACCAGTTCCTTGAAGTGAAACGGTCGAAGCAAAGTTCTTTGCTTGGTTCCGTACCGTGTCCAAAAATCGTCCTTCGTCAGATCCGTTAATGACATAATAATCTACTCCTAACTCATTACATAATGCCTTTGCTACTGTAGTCTTTCCTACTCCAGGAGGACCAGCAAGAAGCAAATTTGGAATTTCACCCTTATTAAGAAAATCACTAAATGTTTTCTTAATATTTTCTGGAAGAATACAATCTTCAATAGTCTTTGGTCGATATTTCTCGACCCAAATAAAATCATCACGCATATTCATAAATCCAATTTGGCATTCTATTAGGAAGTTTTAGGTAATTGTCCTTTACCCAAGGTTTAGATGCAATATATTTTTGATATGCTGTTGGAGTATCAATACTAGCATCAAATTTATATTCATCAGGCATAGCACGAGTAAAAGATTTTACATTCTTATAAATTTGAAGACTTTCTTGTGAGTTATAAAGAAAGATAACTTCTGCTTCTTGAAGACTATCAAAGCAAGAATGCACTTTACCATAACGATGCCGATACTCATTACAGAGAGCATAACCATGCCGAATTAACCAGGCAAGGTTTTCATAACTCTCTGCTGCCCAAACAGTGCAAGGATGATTTCGGAATGCTCCCTTTTCAGTACTATAAGGGGTTCCATCCTTTTTAGGAATAGTACCCCAATTATGATACCACTTGGAGTAGATGACGGAAATCATTTGGCAAGTTTCTAGAGGCATTTTTACAATATGCTTGTCTGGGAGTGACACAGCAGAAAGCACAGGACACTCATCAGTCACAAAAATATTCATAATATAAAATAAAAAATCAAGAAAAATTGGAGTCTGGTTCCAAAGCAATATAATAGGTCAAATTATAACGTTCGTTCGTGAACTTGGACAGAAGTTTTTCTGACACAACCACGTCATAAGAACCAGGAATAATTTTAATGTTCTCAACCTTAAAGTTGAAAGTAAACTCTTTATCTGTCTCACCAACCACAATAGAGTATTCATTAGAAGTATCATTCTTCTTATCACGAACAACCAAACGAATCACACCTGCTTCACCAACAGCAGAAAGGTCTGGAAGTTGATAAACTGCTGCTGCTTTAATGAGTTTATCGAGTTGCGAGTGTTCTAGTTGAAAGCAAACATCACTAGAAGGAAGTGAAATTTCTTTTTCTGGTGGTGATACAATCACTTCTGGGTCAGCAAAGAAATACTTCACACGACGTTTTCCTTCACGAATAATTACGTGTGAATCATTTTCAAAATCAAGGTCTGGGTCTTGATGTAGTCCCAATCCATTTAGAAATTGATTGAGGTCATAAATCGCAAAATCTTTTGCGAATTCTTCTTTGATTTCTGCTTCAGCAAGAATATTTTTCATCACAGAAATAGTGCGAAGTTTAGAACCTTCCTTAACCAAAATAGATTGATTGATTGAAGCAAAGTTTTTTAGAATGGTAATAGTAGACTCAGAAAGTTTCATAGTTTGAGGTTTTAATTTCACTTGTTTTCAACGAGATTTAGATGATTAATCAAAAGAATAGTATAGTGCAAAACTTTAAACAAGTCTGCTCGTGGCGTTCCTTTGGTATCATAACGGTCAGTATACTTGGTTATGTTACCAGCACAAAATCCTTCACGACGATTGTGTTTAATCTTATCAAGTGTTTGTTCTGTTCCACCACCAGTTCTATCAACATAGTGTTGACCATAAGTACCAGCAATATATTCTTCAAGTTGTTTCAGGATTTTATCTTCATTGTATTTCCAAAAACCATTAGCATTTGTGTCAGGCATAGTAATAGTAAATTCAGAGTAAGTCATAAAAGGCACATTTACCTCAATCAATCATACCAAAGTTCCAAAGGTTAGTCAATCATTTTAAGTAACGGACCAATCCATGATTGTTCGAACTTTTTGATTATAAGACCAAACTGATTTTAGCATATCTGCATCCACCCCATGCGTTTCCATCTGAACTATCAGAGAATTCAAATCTTTGGGAAAGCAGGTTCCTCCAAATCCACGATCATTATCAATACCAGGAACTTGTGTATGAGATTTTCCAATTCGACTATCAGAGGTAACACCATCGCAAACAATATTATAGTTCATACCTACTGCTTCACATAGGTCATACATTTTATTGAAGTATGCTACTTTACAAGCAAGAAAACTATTTGCAAAATATTTAATTGCTTCACTTTCATCGGAACTAGTTATAACACTTGGAATTTCTGGAAATATAGTTTTAAAGAAATTTGCAAACTGATGACAAAGATTTTTATCTCCACCAACAACATTTCTTTCAGAATTTCTAAAATCTTCAACAGCATTTCTAGCAGTTAAAAATTCTGGATTATGAATTACTTTATATTTTTTAGAATACTTTTTAGTTGTTCCAATTGGAACCGTCGATTTAATAACAAAGATACCATCAACAACTTTTGGCAAATTTTCAAAAAAACTATTTAAAATTGAAAGGTCACATTCTCCTGTCGATTTCATTGGAGTCGGTAAACAAACAAAAATAAATGTTTGTTCCAATACTTCATTTAATGTGTTAAATGATTTATTTTTATCAACATCAAAAACTTTACAAGTTATCTTATCTCTTAAATTTTGATAAACTGCATTTCCAACAAATCCATTACCCACAATTCCAATCATAATACTACCTTACTAAATCCTTTAATTTTATCAAACTTTATAACTTTGTCAAATTTATCAATCAATTCGTCTGTCTTATGCGAAATTACAAATATATTAGTATCTTTTATAACATACTTAATAATTTTTGTAAAATAGTCTGTTCCCATAAAATCCAAAGAACTATCAAACACTTCATCCAAAATAAGAAGATTGGTATTGACTGAATTTTTCATTCTTGCAATTTCTCTCCAAGTAAACAAAATTGCAAGATTGATTCTCATTTTTTCTCCCTCACTAAAACTTTCATATGTAAAATCTTCATGAATAGGAGATTTAATTTTTTCATTAAATTCTTCATCAAGAGTAAAATTGATATAAAAGTCCATCATTTGCAGATACTTATTAATCTGCTGATTCATAAGAGGAAGATATTTTTTAATGATTTTACCTTTAATTCCACCGTCTTTCATCAAAGAATGTGCGAAATCAAAATAAGAAATATCTTCCTTATTCCTTGCTTTCTCCGTTTGGATTAAATCCAAAGTTTCTTCCAATCCTATTAATACTTTTCGTTCAACATTTCTATTTTTAATTTTATTGGTAATGTCTTGAATTTCCTGTTCCAAGTCTTTTGATTGTTTATTAAGTTGGGAAATTTTAACATTGTTGTTAGAAATTTCATTGTTTAACGAACTAATCTCTTTTGAAACGACATTAAATTCACTTTCTCTTTTTTCCTCCTGTTGAATTGCATCTTTTAGTTCATTATAACCTTGCTGAAGTTCTTTTGCCTTGGATTCAGCTTCACTTACTTTATTTAATCGAAATTCATCCTCAATAGTTTGTGTGCAAGTAGGGCATACCGAATTATTAATAAAAAATTTATGCTGCTCTGTAATACTTGATACTTTCTCAGAAATCTTACCCTTTAAATTGGAAAGTTGTTTCAGTTTCTTAGATGCGTCCAAAAGGTTCTCTAATTGGGGTTGAAGAGTATTTGATACTTCCTCCAACTTCTGTACGTTCTCTGCTGTTAATTGGTCAATATAAGTGGCAATAGAAGTGATTTTATCTTTTTTCTTTTCTATATTTTCTTTACCACTTTTTTCAATACTCTCAATAAACTCTTTTTGCATCTCGACCTTTTCCTCGGTCATCGATTGCTTCAAAGAAAGTTCTTTAATTTTATCATTTGTATTTTTAATTCTATCTTTAATTACTGCATTCATTGCAGAAAAGATTTTAATATCCAATAAATCTTCCACAACTTCTCTACGATTTGCCGTAGACAACTGCATAAAAGGTACAAACGAAGCACTACCCAAAATTACAATCTGAGTAAATGACTTATAGTTCAATTTTAGAATAGCATCTTCTAATTGTTTTTGTTGGTCTGTAGATGCTGCTGCTTGATTTTGCAAAACACCATCAATCCAAATCTCAAAAATATTTGGTTTAATTCCTCTTTTAACTTTATATTCTTTTGTTCCAATACTAAAATCAATCTCAACCAAACATTCCTTTTCGTTGGTTGAATTGATTAATTGAGATTTATTAATTTTACGAAATGCTTTATTAAATAATCCAAAACAAAGAGCATCAAGCATAGTGCTCTTTCCTGAACCATTAGCACCGACAATTAAAGTAGTTTGCGTATCTGTAAATTTTATTTCTGTCGGTTGATTTCCAGAAGAAAGAAAATTACGATATGCGATTTGTTTGAATAGTATCATAATCTCTTGGTGGTATCACAAATTCATTTGAGGTAATTATAACATAATTATATCCATACATCTCACAAGTTTTTATTGACATTTCATCATCAACTTCCACTATCGTCATTTCTGGATAATCTTCCGCCAGAAGAAGACCAGCATATCTTTCCGCATCGTCTTCTTCTTCAAAAAAATACAATATTTTTTCACCATTCTCATCGGCTACTGCGTATGCTCCTTCTTCTTCTTTTTCTGCGATAGTGAGTAAAAACATTATTCTACTTCCAATGCTTCTTTATAAAATTCCCGTAAGAGTTTTTTAATCGTATTTTTGTCTAATTCAAACT